ATGGCTCGTGCTTGTTTGTTTTTGATAATCGCCGCCACGAAGTCGATAGCCTTTTCCAATTCAGCTACAGTACAGGCATCGAGCTGTGCGTCATGCACTTCCATGGCCAGGTTGAAAGAGGTGAGCTCGGGTCCGCGCAAAATAAACTTGCCAGTCTCCACGCCCCGGCGTCCCACCGCCAGGAGCGCGTCTTGCGCGGCCCGAATCTCATCCTTCCAGTCGTCCCCAATGCGCATGATCGCCAGCGCTTCAGTGATGTTGAATGCGCTGATGAGGACGTCAATATCTTCCCGCGTACCGCGGCCCTGGCGCACCGATTCGAGCGCCGCGTGGTTCTTGATCTTGAGTGTGGTGCCAGCACTGATCGCGCCCACCACCTTCATGCCCGACAGCACATGGTTCATGGTGTCGTAGATCAGGCCACGAGGGCGGTACTTACTTCTTTTTCGCATCTTCCTCTTCCTCTTCGCGGATGATGTCGTCCAGGTTCTTGCGCATATTGAGCACCAGCATGAAGAGCTCATTGATGGCCACCTTCAATTTCTCCTGTCTCGCGCGCCGCTCTTCCAGCCAGAAGGCAGAAGACATCTGGATATTGCCCATGCGCACCTCTAGCGTGACCAAAGGGCCCTCATCTTCGTCCAGGGCAGGGTCGTATTCCAAGCTCTGGCTGCGGATCATGAACACCACGCGGTCGTACAGGTCAGAGGCAGTTTGGGCCAGGTACTCGTTGCGCTCTCGGCGGATCTCGTTGAGCTCCAGAGGCGGGATCACCACCTGAGCCTGCGCTCCGCACTCTTCAATCGTGACGTACACGTCTTCATCAATCCTCTGCATGACGGCTTCTCCTTTCATTGCTTTCCAAAATTTCTCTGCGAACACTTGGCTTGATCTTGACAACGGGTTCATCAACCACGCCGTAGATGTCTTCGTACGAGACCCGTGAACCGCGCTTCGCGGCTTCTGCAATCAGCTTCTTGGCCACGTCAGGGGGCACCATCTGGTCCCGTGTTTCGTAGTGCCCCACGTTGCCCTGACTGCAGCCCAGCATGTCAGCAAACTGCTGCTGGGTCATGCCCATACACAGACGGATTCTCTTAATCCCGTTTTCCATTCTCTACTCCTGTCATTCTAGATTTCTTGGCTTTGTTGATGTCGACAAACTTCTTGTTGGTGCTTTTCAGAACAAAGAAGAACTGGCTGTCGCGTTTGATCTCGTCCACCACTTCGCCTTCGCTGGTAATCAGCACCCAATGGTTCTCGCCCCACTCTTTCCACTTCATCACTTCGCTCCTTTGACCTTGGCTTTGCTGTAAACAGTAAAGGATCTGTTCGGGTTCAGGGCTGACTGCCTGCGCGCGGCCTCTGAGCTTTTCCAATCCTGAGAGGACAGTACATCGCTGGGCTTTTGCCGCCAGTCAAATGCATTGCCCTGGCTTTTGATGATCTTAGTTCCGGGCCAATAGTTGATCATGATTTCTCCTGTAAATCGTAAAACCAATCGTCGCCCGCGGACCATTTGCGTGTGCCGTCAACCGTCCAGAAAGTCTTGGCAGCCTGAAAGTCAGGGAACTTCACCTCTGCAGGAATCAGGCTCTGGTCGTACCACAAGCAGCGGTTGTTGGGCTGGCAAGCGAACTGGCCATTGTCCAACATGATGAAGTTAAAGCTCTTGTGTTCTTCGGCCTGCTCCGTGAACCCCGTGTCAACGTCCATACCGTCCGCACAGAAGTCCACAGTGAACATGTAGCGTCCGTGGTGCCATACCTTGTCCTTGCCCAAGAACTTCACGCCCAGGTTGCGCAGACCGATCTTCTCGAGGACCGTGAAGCGGTAGCCCATGCAGTCCCACAGTTGCAGGATGTCGATGGGCAGGTCACCGTGCTCCTCGGTCCAGACGTATGCGCTGATTGGCAGCTTGTCGTACAGCGCGCCGTAGTTAGGCAGGAGTGATTCGATCCTAAATACCTGACCGCGCAGCGCCTTGATGCTGACCCAAATCGCTGGCTCTAATTCGCCAAAGCCCTTGGTGAAGTTGTACAGGAACTCGCGGCGCACGAAGCACTTCAAGGGTGGCAGCGATGCGATGATGTAGCTCATACAAATCTCCAATCACCACAGCGGGTGCAACGGTATGCGGGTCGGTCTTTGTTGTCGCCGGGTTCCCAGCGGTGTTTACAGGTCATGTGTTCCCCCTTGCCCGAATGGCGCTTGCCACTCCTTTGTTGTCAGCCCATGCAAGCTGGTCTGCCAACTTTGCACACGCCTCGCGCTCATCAGCACGGACAAGGGCAACAAGGCGCTCAAGTTCGGGTGAAACGTATGTCACGCCCTCAAAGGACATCAATGGGAAGCCAGCCTCACGGGCCATGTCTATCGTGTCTCTCATGTGTTCTTCTCCTTGAGTTTGGCTTTCGGCTCATGCATGCAGGCCTCTTCGTAATCCAATATGTCCTGAATGCGGTAACGGATCAGACCGCCCAGCTTGAGGTATCGACAGCCCTGCTTGAGTGATCTGTCTCGCTCCAATGTGGCCTCGCTGATTTTCCAGCGGAACGCAAGCTCTTCCTGCGTCATCAGTTGCTCTGTTGTTGTCATTGCGGCTCCTTGTGAACAATCACAGACGCGCCTGTCTCTGGGTCTGTGTAGCTGTTTTCAGGATCACACCAGCAAGGATTGCCGTCTGTCACGTGCTGTCGATGCGATTCGTTCTTCTCCTTGAGTTTGGCTTCTACTACGCACATCAGTTCCTGCGCCTCTGGTGTTGCTAAACATTCGCAAGGATCGGCTTCCACTAGGCAGTCGTTGCACTCCTCATCCGTCAGTCCAACCCATTGCCGCTGTGCTGGCTTCCACACTTTGCCAGCGTGGTCAATCTCACCCACGATGTGGGCCATTGGCTGCACAGGTGCTGGCTGTGCTGCGGGTGGGGTGTTCTTGCACTTCTTTCCAAGTTGGCATCGCACACTCCAGCATCCTTGCGGGTCTTTGTCGCAAACAGGCTCATAGTCCAGCCCCAACTCTCTGGCGTTCTCTGCCTTCTTGTCGAGGGCGCGGGCTTGCTTGATGGCGGTGATGGCTTCACGGGCTTGGTCATAGTCAGACTTGCCGTTATCCCAATACAGCAAGTTGTCCAACGCCTCCAGCGCCAAGGCGAGTGCTTCGTCTTTGGTCATAACACCTCCATCAGCCAAAAAATCCCTGTCCAGAACCACCACCAGATCGTGAGCATCCCGACCCCGGCCAAAACAAAAAGTAATTTTTCCTTCATAGCGATTGCCCCTTCTCCTTACACGGCCACGTTGCACGCAGCAACTCCAAAATCAAAGCATCCGCAGCCAAGTGCCGCCGAGCAGGTGATCTCTCCAAATACAACTTCGTCATGTCCACCAACTGCCCAGCATTGATTGAGGACGGAGCACAAACCACCGCCCATTGCAACGTGTCCGCCACCCCCGTCACATACCCAATGGCATTCATCTGCTCCATCTGGGAACTGCTGGTGATCTGCTCGTACAACTTATTCCCAGTCTTGAACTGGGCTTGCGCTGGCAGGACCGCGGCCCACGCAGCGAGGATCAGGAATTTCTTCATGGTTGTCCCCTTTCGCGAATGGCATTGGCCAAATTAGTGCAGATAACCTTTCCGTGTGGGCCACTGACAAAAGCATCCTCACAAACCTTTGCGCATTCCTCGCGCTCGGCCTGTATGGCCCTTTGCCACGTGCGCAGGAATACGTCCAGCTCCTCGCGGGTCGGCTCACCCAACATCTGACTGATCTCCAGCCAGGCGGCTTTCATTGCTTCGTTCATGATTGCCCCTTCAGTGCCAGACCCTTGCTGTGCAAGTATTCCTTGAGCTCGTTGACCGACTTGCGGCCCAGGTTCGGGACCCTGAGCAGCTGCCACTCCGTCCAGCACACCACATGCTCGTGCATCGTGATGCCCTCGGCATACAAAGCATTGAGCAGGCGCACCGTGAGCACGCCATCATCAAACGGGGTGACCCCCTTGACCCCGTGGTGCGGCACCCGGCGGTTTTCATAAACCACCACCGTGTCGTTCTCCACCAAGGGCTGAGGCAAGATGCCCAGCGTGTCGAATACCTCCAGCGACACCAGCTCGTACTGCCGCATGCCCTCGACACGCAGCATCTCCAACAGGTTTTCCGCCAAAACCTTGTCCGTATAAGCCCGAGGCAACACCCCGGAGCCACTGTTGTCGGCCTCATACCAACGAATTGCATAAATGTTCATTGCGCATCCTTCCAATCCAAGAATTTCTCGTAACCCTCGTCCCAAGCCCGGTCATCCGCCTCCTCAGCAGCCTGATCCGCGACCCACTCCTCCATCGCCAAACGCAACCCGTCATCCAACACCGGGGAAATGTCCACGTTGGAATTGGGCAGATACACGTGGTACAAGGTCCACGTAGCCGGGTAATCAGGCTCCAACTGCTCACCGAACCTGCTGCGAGCACCGCGCTCCGCGGCCTCGTACTCGAACCAGCAAGCCAGATCAACACCTAACTCGTCACAGGTGTAGCGAAACAGCAACAGGCCGTCCTTCGTGTGGTCAACAGAAGTCATACAAAACCCTTCAAAAAAGCAAAAAGACGTGTGGAAATAGGACCGCGGCCACGGGACTTGGACAACAAAGCAGTCTGCAAGTTGTACGCATCGCGGCTCGGGGACCAGGACTGCGTACGGATGTGAGCAAGACCAATCAAGACCTTGCCCGTGTTGTAGGGCGGTACAGAGCGGCCTACGGTAGACATAGAACCGCCTACAGGGGGTTTAGTGGGTTGCACGAGGGGTAGCCTCCACAAGTGAGTCAAAAGCCGCTCCAACGCCCTCCAGGAGGGTCTCCCGGGGCATGTCGATGCACTTGGCCATGACGGCTGTCGCCAACATGGTCACCACAATGGCCTCAAAGGGCTCTTGGTCTTGCATGAGTTTGAGCAAGAGAAGCTGTGCACGGTCCGTGGACCGGGACAGGAGCTTTTCCATGTCGAGTTTTTCAAGTTTGTCAGCAGTCATTGCGCTATCCTTTCTTAAGTTGCAGAGATTGCAGGTGAATTATAAGCGGTACTGGGTTTTATGGCAAGTGCGGAAAGTGGTTTAAAACGTAGGGGGAAACCCTTAGAAGGGACCGTGGACCGGGGGAAAAGGGGCCGGTATATAGGGGTCTCCGTACTATTGTGTGTTTTGTTTTTTTTGAAACCATTTAGACGTGATAGACGTAATAGACGTAAGAGTGAGCATTTATGCGGGTTGCAGGTGTGACAGTACATCACGTTGACAGATAGATGTAAGAAATTTTCAGGGGAGATCCGTGAGATGCTTTTTGAAAAAACTTTTTCTGTTTTTAGTGAAAAAAAGTCTATAGGGGGCCCTGGATTGGATTGGAGCCTGCCTCCCTTGTTTTGGGGCGCTGCCCCTGGTACACTCGGTGCAGTAGCTTACAGGAGCGTAAAAATGTTTCAGATTGAGTCGGGCGTAGAGATGCCTGTGGGGCGCACAAAGTACCCCTTTGCTGACATGCATCCAGGGGATTCGATCCGTTTTGGCAACGAGAAGCTGGCCAACAGTGCCCGGGTATCGGCCATGCGGTTTGTTCGTGCGCATGCCCCTGATTGGTCGTTTCAGTTACGCCGGGTTGAGAACGGCTGGCGCTTATGGAGGGTCGCATGAAGCGGGACGTGTGGAACGTGCCGCCTGTCATTGGCAACAAGGCACAAAAGCGCATGTCTGGCCAGGTAGCGCCCCTGCGTAAGCAAAAGGTCTTGTCTGGCAAGGAGTGGAAGTTCGTCACAGAGCTTGTCACAGGGGATGGCCGGGTGACTTTGAAGGAAGCGGCCATCAGGGCCGGGTACAAGCCCACAAGCGCATCAGTGATGGCTTGGAAGCTGACAAACCCGGAAATCAATCCTCACGTGGTTTCAGCCATCCAGGCGTATCGGGCAGAGCTCAACAGCAAATACAACACCTCGTATGACAGGCACATGCGGGACTTGCAGACCATCCGGGACAAAGCCCTGGAAGCTGGGGCTTATGCTGCTGCCGTACAGGCAGAATATCGCCGTGGGCAAGCCCTGGGCACAATCTACGTTGATCGCAAGGAAATCAGGCATGGAACAATTGACTCGATGTCCAAAGAGGAAGTGCAGCGCAAGCTGGATGAGCTGCGCGCCCTGTATGGGGGACCGCCCCCGAGCGCGCTCATTGATGCCAGCACTGGCCAGGTGATCGAAAGTGTCGAGCGTGAACGGGACCCGGCTTTTGTCTCTCCAGTGGCGGAACCTCCCCCGGATATCTTTGAACGGGACAACGATTTGGGACCCGACGATGACAACGCCTGAAGCCGCCTTTGCCGCCCGTGTGCGTGACGGGCTTCGCCCTTTTGACATTGACACTGAGCGGATTGAAAACCGCGTGAATCTGGGCGTGTCTGACATGCTGGTGGGCGCGGGGGATCGCTTTGTCTCGATTGAGTTGAAAGCGGTTTCGCGTGGCTTGAAGGTCGCGCTTCGCCCTCATCAGATTGCTTTCCTGACTCGCCATGCCGCCCGGGGTCGCCCGTGCTACGTGCTGGTGCATCAGGTGAGCACGGTTGTTCGCCCTGGCCGGATCGCTTTGTACCATGGCCGACAGGCGATAGAGCTGGCCGAACAGGGTTTGCGCCTTGAGCCCCTGGCCGCATGGCCTAATCGGGGCATGCCCTGGGTAGAGTTGGCCGATATATTATCAGGGAAATCACCGATAAAATAATTTGCACGGCTGTTTATTTGCTGCTATGATAGCGGCACCGGACAACATCCGGCAACACAGAAAGGATAGAGTCATGTTGAAAACAATTCGCGTTTCCTCAAATAGCAAAACCGGCCCAATTGCAACTACTTACCGTAGTGGGGCACATAACATTTATGGCACTTGCCCCCGATCCTGTGCTTTGCATCCGAAAAGCGAAGCGACCACGTCCGTGGTGGATGTTGAGTACCTAAATGCAGTCGCTGACGCCGTGCCCCGTAACGGCCAGGCTTGGACTTATTCACATTTCCCCGCTGAAGCCTTGCCAACGCCAAAACCGGGCAAAACTGTTTTTAATGCGTCATGCGATAGCAAGGCCGAAGCCTTGCGCACTGTAGAGCTGTGCCGCCCGGCGGTATATGCTGCCCCTAAGTCTGAAGAGAATGATTTCCCGCTGATGTATGGCGGTATTCAATTTGTCCGCTGCCCCGCTGAGCTTTCCGAATCGTTTGATTGTTCGCAGTGTGGCGGAGGGCGGCCATTGTGCGCCCGTGGCGACCGCGATTATGTAATCGTTTTTGTGGCGCATGGCAGTCAGGCTAAAAAAGTCGGTACAGGCGAGGGCGGATGCTATGCAGCTAATGGACATACTGCTATCGCATGGCATGGCACTAAAAAGAACGGAGCCCCTAATGATGCCGCCGCGGTGCGCTTATTTGCTAATTCGCTGCCGCTTGGGTCTCTGTTGCGTCACCATGTCGCCGGTGATATCGGCATGGAGACGGCCTAATGTTCTTCGCCCTGGCTGTTTTTATCTTGCTGTGGCTAATAGTTGACCTATTCAAAGGGGATTAGCACGGCTGTTCAATTTGGGTATATAATTCAATCACCGGAATAAACCGGCAACACTGAAAGGATAGAGAAATGGCACATATGATCGACACCACTACAGGCAAGGCCGCCATGGCTTACGCTGGCAATACTCCCTGGCACGGTTTGGGCCAAGCCCTGACGCCTGATGCATCAATCGAAACATGGACCCGCGAAGCCGGTTTAGATTACACAGTCAAGGAATCCCCCGTACTGTTTCAGACTGACGCGGCCACACTGCCGGAGGAATTCAAGGGCCGTAAAGTTTTGCACCGCTCAGACACTGGCGGGGCACTGGCTGTAGTGTCTGACGGGTACCGCGTGGTGCAACCAGCTGACGTTATGGGCTTTTTCGGAAAGCTGGTGGAGCTGGGCGGGTTTCAAATGGAAACCGCCGGAGTGCTCAGCCATGGCCGCCGGGTTTGGGCACTGGCGAAAGTGAATCAGGGCGCGGATATCGTAGAGGGTGACACCGTGCGCCCTTATGTGCTGCTGGGCACGTCATACGATGGAACAATGGCCACTGTGGCTAAATTCACGTCAATCCGCGTAGTGTGCAATAACACCATTACCGCGGCATTAGGCCGGGAAAATGCTGGCACTGTTCGAGTGCTGCACTCTGAGCGCTTTAACCCTGACGCGGTCCGCATGGAGCTGGGCATTGTGGGCGATAACTGGGAGCGGTTTTTGATCCAGTCTCGCAAGCTGGCGGGCGAAAACTTGTCAGCAACTGATGCCGATATGTTTGTTCGTTCGCTGCTGCAGCCATACCACACCAGCAAGGTGCCAATGAATGAAACCCGCGGATATAAGCGGATTATGGAATTGTTCAACGGCCAGGCTATCGGCGCGGATATCCCCGGGGTGTCTGGCACCCGCTGGGCTATGCTCAACGCTGTGACCGAAATGGTGGACCATGAGCGGGGCCGTTCGAACAATACCCGCATGGAGTCCGCATGGTTTGGCACTGGCGCGGCCATTAAAAATAAGGCACTGGAGCTGTTAGCTGTTAACTAATGAAAACCCGGGGCCGATAGTCTCGGGCTATCGAGTGAAACCATGCGGAAAACTCATGGTTTTTCCCGGTTAGTTGCGGCATGGAGAAACCAGGCCCGCGGTCCCCCTCGCTTTTCCCCTAAAACGTGGCGCGCGCCCCGCGCGCCGCGGTCCGTGGGCCATGTTTCACGTGAAACATGGCCCGGGCCCCGGGGCTATGGCCCCGGGCGTGGCGATTGATAAATTTAATTGGCCGCGGCCCGTGGTGGCCGTGCTATAATAGCGGCACTGGTGCGGGGGTCCCCGCACCGGGTAACCTTGAAAGGATAGAGAAAATGCAAATCGAACAAGTCGCCATGGCCGTGGTCAACGACCCGGCCACCGAACAGGCCCGGCTAATGGCCCTCGCCACCTGGCTCGCTGGCCGGGATAGTGCTGCCGTGCATATGCTGCTGATCCCGGTTTTTGCTGAGCTTCGCAAACCGATTTATGAGGGCGTCCAGTTTGACGGGTCGTCATGGCAAGCCGCCGCCCGGGTGCTGGATTGGCAGATTGATAACGCTATCGCTGAGCGTGAAGGGGGTGCAGCATGATCGAATTCGCCGCCCGTCCTACCGCCGCCCAGATCACCGCCGCCATTAAGCAGGGCCTGGCCCGGCGAGACCGGGCCATTGAGATTCGCTGGGGGGAAAACTGGATCGAGGTTATCTGGACCCCGCACGGCCTGATCGGGTCCGGGTGGATCGGTAAGCACTCGGGGCAAGATATCGCCGAAGATATTGCAAGAAAGTTCCCCGCACTGGTGGAAGCCTGATATAATAGTGGCACTGGGGCAGCGGCCCCAGTATCAACCCAGAAAGGATAGAGTCATGACAAACCCATTCGCACAACACCGCTCAGCCCTGTTCGCGGAGCGCGAGACAATTGACGAAGCTCTCAATTATGCCCATGAGGTGCTCGCCTCACTGGTGGGTAGCGACCGCGCTGCTGCCATGACCGCGGTCATGGTGCTGGTCAACACTGCCGCGAAACTCTGGCCTGCACCTGTCCAGGCGGATCCGGCCCGTGCCCTACTGGCGGACATTGTCCGCCAAATGGTCGAGGAGACTGTCGGAGATCTCGACTCCAAAATGGACGCGTGGGCGATGAACTCGCTGGTGTTCGAAGACGCATGCGACAGCCGGGTCGAGCGCTGGATCGAGAATGAGCTAGACATCAGTGACCAGATCGAGAGCGCCATTACGGAAATGGACCTAGTGGTAAGAGTCCGATAAAAATATTTGACACGGGGCCAAAACCCCGTGTTATAATAGTCCCACTGTGTCAACCGACACAGTACAACCAACCATAGAGGATAGAGACCATGAGCAAGATCATCACAATCGACAGCAGCCGTTACATCCTGCCAGAGGGCATGACCACTAAAGACATTCAAGCATTGGCAGGCATGCTGATCAGTCTGACTAAGGTGGAGCACTGCTACCTGTACCCCAACTATGACAGCCTGTTTTATGCGGGTGAAGGTGTCCAGGTGGGCGTGAGCACTGCTACACTCATGACCAAAGAAGAGGCGAAGGCCAAAAGCGCCGCGAGCCGCGAAGCAGAAGACGCGAAGAAAGCAGCGCAGGCAGCTGGAGATCTGCTGACAGCGCATGTAGTCAGCTAAGGCATAGGGGCCACGGCCCCTAGCACACTCTGACCCACTCGCCTGTCGCGCCAGCGACAGGCGTTTTCCCCGAATTTTTTCCCTCAAATGGTGGTGGCGGGGGTGGGTGGGCCCGCCTTACCTCTACGTGTGTATCTATCTATGACTTTCAGACAGGGGGAGGGCCATAAACAACCCGTCAGTAATAGAGATCAACCTATGTCCTATTTCTGCCCCAGATTTTGTCCAGGAAAACTTGACCCCCCCCACCCCCTAAAACAGGCCCCCTTGTTTTCAAAACGCCAACCCCGGGTTAGTATTCGCAAAATTCAAAACCTGGTCCACGATGCACAACACTTTGCCCAAAGATGCCGAAGAAGAAATGCTGCGCCTGCAACTGCGGCTCCAGCTCCTCGAGGCGCACGAAAAGTCCACCAATAACTTCCTGGACTTCTGCCGTTTTGTCTGGCCCGAAATGCTTGTTGGGGAACACCACCGCATCATCGCGAAAGCCCTTGACCGAGTCATCTCTGGCGAATGCAAACGCTTGATGATTGCGATGCCTCCCCGGCACGGTAAGTCACAAATGGGCAGCTATCTGTTTCCTGCTTACGTCATGGGGAAAAAACCCGACGCCAAGCTGATCGTCGGCTCGCACACCGCGGAGCTCGCTCAACGCTTCGGTCGTATGATCCGAAACCTCGTGGACGACGAGAAGTACAAAGAGCTCTTCCCTGGCATGCAGCTGTCCATTGACTCCAAGGCTGCTGGTCGGTGGAACACGGCCCAAGGCGGTGAAGCCTTCTTCATTGGTAAGGGCGGCGCGATGACCGGGCGCGGCGGTAATATTGTCATCTTGGACGACATCTTGGACGAACAGGACGCTCTGTCTGACACGGCCATGGAGAACACGTGGGAGTGGTACACCTCTGGTCCTCGTCAGCGATTGCAGCCAGGCGGCGCGATCATTGTGATCAACACCCGTTGGAAGACAGACGACCTCTCTGGCCGCCTGTTGAAACAGCAGGGATACCTGAAGTCTGATCAGTGGGAAGTGCTGGAGTTCCCTGCAATCCTTCCCAGCAACAAACCCCTCTGGCCAGAGTATTGGCCGATTGAGGAACTGGAGAAGGTCAAGGTCTCCATTGGTCTGAAGAAGTGGAACGCCCAGTGGCAGCAGCAACCCACGAACGACGAAGGTGCTGTCTTGAAGCGCAACTGGTGGCGCAAGTGGACACACGACGATCCGCCGTACTGTGAATACATGCT